CCACCAGTGATTCTACGGAATCACAAAATGTCTGAAGAAGTTGAGGTTGTAGCGGAAATCACCCCCGCGCCGGAACAGGTTGCTACGGCAGCGCCTGAACCCGCAGTTGAGACGCCGGAAGCTGAGAAGCCAGCCAAGACGTTCACTCAAGAAGAGTTGGACGCCGCGATTGGCAAGAGGCTTGCGCGAGAGCAGCGTAAGTGGGAAAGGGAACAAGCAATGCGACAGGCTCAGGCCATGCCGCAGTTGCCCGCTGAAATCCCGCCTATGGAGCAGTTTGAGTCGCCGGATGCCTACGCAGAAGCGTTGGCGTACAAGAAGGCGCAGGAACTCATCCAGCAGCGAGATATGCAGCGGCAGCACGCCGAAGTCCTTTCTGCCTATCACGAACGTGAGGAAGTGGCGACCGAGAAATATGCCGACTTCAAGCAAGTCGCATACGGTGACCACGTCCGAATCACGCAGGTGATGGCAGACACAATCCGGTCTTCTGAAGTTGGTCCTGACGTAGCCTACTACCTCGGTTCCAACCCCTCGGAAGCCGCCAAGATTGCTGACCTGCCGCCGTTCTTGCAGGCCAAGGAGATTGGCAGGCTGGAAGCCAAGTTGCTGTCCAACCCGCCAGTCAAGAAGACCACCTCCGCTCCCCCGCCGATTGCTCCTGTTACTGCCCGTGGTGGAAACACCGCAGCCTACGACACCACCGACCCTCGGTCTATCAAGACCATGAGTACGTCGGAATGGATTGAAGCTGACCGGCAGCGGCAAATCAAGAAGCTGGAAGCGCGTCGCTACTAACCCATTCATAATCGGGAAAGTTCTTAGACGAGCATCTTTGACGAAAAGTGGCTAGATGGACACCTGCGGCCCGTGCCGCAGCAGACGCAGACGGATAGAGGACACCTTGAAAACGGCACTGACGCTTCGGGCAGACTTCAGCAAGGATGGCGGCTTTTTTAGCCCGCGTTTCCTCGCTGTCGGTCGTCCCCAAACGAGCAAGCCGAACTTTGTGTCGCGTTTCTTCCGTTCTGACGTAATGACCATGCGTACCTTTGTGTCGTTCACCGATATGTTCTTGAACGGTGACGCATTCAAGGTTTTCCGCACGGTTGTCCGTTTTGTCTTCGTTGATGTGGTGAACGTGCTTTTGGGGGTCAAAATCCTCAAGCCAGCAAGCAGCCACAACGCGATGCATAAGCCGCTGTCTGCCAAGCGACAGATATCCTCCGTTGTGCTTGGCGGGCGTGTAAGGATGCATTTGTCTAAGAACTTTCCCGCAGCGCGAAACAGCGTAAAGATGGTCAAAAACGCGGTATTCAATTCCGTCCATCGTAAAGCTTTTCATGTTGGTTCCTCCCAGAGCATTAGGACTGGTACAACCTTACCACAGATATACGGAGATGTGAAATGAGTAATTCCCTGCTTACGATTGACATGATTACTCGCAAGGCTCTCGCCATTTTCGAGAACTCGCTGGTACTCACCCGCAACGTCAACCGCGCCTACGACGACTCGTTCGCCGTGGAAGGTGCCAAGATTGGTTCCACCCTGCGTATCCGTCTGCCGGACCGCGCTCTTGTCACCTCGGGCGCTGCCCTTCAGGTGCAGGACGACAACGAGCAGTACACCACGCTGTCGGTGAGCAACCAGGCGCACATTGGCGTCAACTTCACCAGCGCCGAACTGACCATGCAGTTGGACGACTTTGCTGACCGCGTGCTCAAGCCGCGTATCAGCCAGTTGGCCTCCTATGTGGACGCCGACGTGGCAAACTCGTTCAAGAGCATCTACCAGTCGGTTGGTACGCCGGGCACCACGCCGGGCACCTCGGCGGTCCTGCTTGCCGGTCACCAGAAGCTCAACGAAGCCGCTGCGCCGATGGACAACCGCTACGCCACGGTCAACCCCGCCGCCAACGCCGGTTTGGTGGAAGGCTTGAAGGGCTTGTTCAACCCGCAGGGCACCATCAGCAAGCAGTTCAAGTCGGGCATGATGGGTGAGGGCGTGCTGGGCTACGACGAAATCAATATGTCGCAGTCCATCAAGCAGCACACCACGGGCGACTGGGGCACCAGCATCACGGTCACCTCGACCGTTTCGACGCAGGGTCAGTCCACGCTGGGCATCTCGTTCACGGGTTCCACCAAGACTTGGGCCGTGGGTGACGTGTTCACCATCGCTGGTGTGTACTCGGTCAACCCGCAGACCCGTGAATCGACCGGCTCGCTTCAGCAGTTCGTTGTGACTGCCGCTGCGACTGGCTCGTCCACGGCGACCCTGAGCATCAGCCCCGCCATCTACACCTCGGCTAGCGCGTTGGCAACCGTCAACTCGTTCCCGCAGGCTTCGGCGGTGGTAACGATGCTGGGCTCGGCGCTGACCCAGTACGCTCAGAACCTCATCTACCAGAAGGACGCCATCACGTTCGCCACTGCCGACCTCCTGCTTCCGCAGGGCGTGGACATGGCGTCGCGTCAGGTGCATAACGGTATCTCGCTGCGTGTCGTGCGTGATTACGACATCAACAACGACCGTATGCCCTGCCGTATCGACGTGCTGTACGGCTACTCGGTCATCCGTCCGCAGGGCGCTGTCCGGTTGTGGGGCTAAGTCCTACCGTGACCCCGGTGTAACAGCCGGGGTTGCAACCTTTATTTTTCGATTTCAGGAGTATTTGCAATGCCTCTTCCCCAAGTTGGTGGTGGTTATCAGTTCACGGACGGCAACGTCAGTGAAATCGCAATGGTCATTCAGGGCGCTCCGGCTGCGGTTTCCGCCGCTGGCACGCTCACGGCTGCTCAGTTGACCTCTGGCCTCGTCGTTTGCTCGGGCACGCCCGGCACTCAGACGCTGCCCACGGTGGCGCTGACGGAAGCCCTGCTGACGAACGCCAAGGTCGATGCTGGCTTTGAAGTCAGCTTCGTCAACACGGCTGGCTCGACCCTCACGGTCGCTGCCGGTACGGGTTGGACCATCGTCGGTTTGGCGACTGCTGCTACGACCGTTTCGGCCCTGTTCCGCGCCCGTAAGACGGGTGACGGCGCATGGACGCTGTACCGTCTCTGCTGATGGCACTGGGAAAGGGGGCTTCGGCCCCCTGACCCTTACATGGTCATTTACCTATCCCACCCCGTCCACGGCACCAAGGTTGCGGTCAGCGACCATGAGGCGATGGCGGATGAAATGAACGGTTGGTCGCGGTACAATCCCGACACGCCCGTAGAGGCGGCTCCGGCCCCAGAACCTGTTGTTCGCCGTCGAGGACGACCCCCCAAGACCGCTGAGGGCTGAACATGGCTACCGCAAGTGAACTCATCAACGGCGCACTGCGTCTGCTAGGCGTCTTGGCTGAAGGTGAGGTTCCATCCGCCGCCACGGCTGATGACGCACTTGTTGCCATGCAGCAGATGATTGATTCGTGGTCTACCGAGCGCCTGTCCATCTTCACCACGCAGGAACAGGTGTTTACTTGGCCTGTTGGGCAACTTAGTCGCACCCTTGGTCCTTCGGGTGACTTTGTAGGCAACCGTCCCATCCTGCTGGACGACAGCACCTACTTCATCGACCCGTCCAACGGCATCTCGTTCGGCATCAAAATCATCAACCAGCAGCAGTACGACGGCATCGCGGTCAAGACCGTAACGTCCTCGTACCCGCAGGTGATGTGGATTAACACCAACTACCCGAACATTGATATGCACGTTTACCCAGTGCCGACCCGTGCGCTGGAATGGCATTTCATTTCGGTAGACCCGCTGGACCAGCCTGCCACGCTGTCCACGGTGTTCTCTTTCCCGCCAGGCTACCTGCGGGCGTTCCGCTACAACCTTGCCTGCGAGATTGCGCCTGAGTTTGGCGTAGAACCCTCGCCGCAGGTGCAGCGCATTGCCATGAGCAGCAAGCGGAACCTGAAGCGCATCAACAACCCCGGCGACATCATGGGCCTGCCGTACAGCCTTGTTGGCACCCGTCAGCGGTTCAACATCTTTGCTGGCAACTACTGATGCGTATTGCACTTGATTACGACAAGACTTACACCGCAGACCCAGTGCTGTGGGATGGGTTTGCACGCGACGCTTTAGCGCGAGGTCACGCTGTTTTTGTAGTCACAATGCGTATGCCTAGCGAACCTGTTGACGACATAAGCCTTCCGGTTATTTACACATCCCGTAAAGCAAAATCTTCTATTGTAGAAGCGGACATTTGGATTGACGATTGCCCGCAATACATTTTTGAGGATGCGTTTTGAAAACCCCCATCCTTGGCGCTGCGTATGTTGCTCGGTCGGTTAACGCCGCCGACAACCGCATGGTCAATCTCTTTCCGGAAGCCGTGCCTGAGGGTGGTAAGGAACCCGGCTTCCTAAACCGCACCCCCGGTTTGCGTCTAGTAGCCACCGTGGGGTCCGGTCCTATCCGCGGACTGTGGTCGCACAGCGGCACCTTGTACGTCGTGTCGGGTACGGGCTTCTACCAAGTGACCTCTGCCTACGTTGCCACCCTAAAGGGTACGGTCACCGGCACTGGCCCTGTGAGCATGGCTGACAACGGCACTCAGTTGTTCATCGCCTGCAATCCCGACGGATTCATCTACAACTACAACACCGACGTGTTTGCCCAGATTACCGACCCTGACTTTGAGGGCGCGGTAAACGTGGGTTACTTGGACGGTTACTTTGTCTACAACCAGCCCAACAGCCAGACAGTGTGGATTACCTCCCTGCTAGACGGTCTGTCGGTAGACCCGCTGGACTTTGCCTCGGCTGAAGGCTCGCCTGACGGGCTGGTAGCCCTCATCGTGGACCACCGCGAACTGTGGCTGTTTGGCACGGACTCCACCGAGGTCTGGTACAACTCCGGCGAGGCCGATTTCCCGCTGACCCGCATTCAGGGTGCGTTCAATGAAATCGGATGCGTCGCGCCGTACTCGGTTGCCAAGCTGGACAATGGCATCTTCTGGCTGGGTGCTGACGCTCGCGGGCAGGGAATTGTCTACCGCGCCAACGGATACACGGGACAGCGCGTTTCTACTCATGCTATTGAGTACGCCATCCAGTCGTATGGCACTATTTCGGACGCCATTGCTTATACCTATCAGCAAGAAGGCCACGCATTTTATGTGCTTACCTTCCCCACCGCTGGCAAAACGTGGGTCTACGACGTAGCGGTCAACTCATGGCATGAGCGTGCAGGATTTGCTTTAGGCGATTTTGTTCGTCATCGCAGCAATTGCCAAGCGGCGTTTAACAATGTTCCGCACGTTGGCGATTACGAAAACGGAAAAATATACGTTCTTGATTTGTCCGTATACGCCGATGATGGTTCCGTGCAAAAGTGGCTACGGTCATGGCGTGCAATACCTACCGGACAAAACGACCTAAAGCGCACTGTTCAACACTCCTTGCAGCTAGATTGCGAGACGGGCGTGGGACTGAACAGCGGGCAAGGGTCGTTGCCTCAAGTAATGATGCGGTTTTCGGATGACGGGGGTCACACTTGGTCAAACGAACGATGGGTCAGCGTAGGGGCAATTGGCACTTACGGCACCCGCGCTATTTGGCGGCGGCTCGGCATGACCACCAAACTGCGCGACCGCGTATACGAAATATCCGCAACAGACCCAGTTAAGACCGTCATCATGGGCGCTGAACTCATCCTGAGCGGCACCAATGCCTAGCAATCCGCTAGATATTACTCAGATACCTGCGCCCCGTGTCGATTTCATCGACAAGCGCACGGGGCTGATGGCGCGTGAATGGTATCGGTTTTTCGTCAACATCTACAACCTTGCGGGCGGCGGCAATAGCACCGCCTCGCTGGACGACCTGCAAGTAGGTCAGGTAAGCGGGGCGTCTTTTGACTCCATCGCCGAGATGATGAAGACCCTACAGGAGCTTGAGATACAGCCGCCTATAGTGCCGTCTACCGGCAGCGGTGGCACGACCTATTCTGTCTTTACCTCCACGACCAATGGTCTTGCGCCAGCTTCGGGCGGCGGCACGGTCAATTACTTGCGGGCTGACGGTACTTGGGCAACGCCTCCTGGTACCGGCGGCGTCACGTTTGCCAACCCCACCGCACTAGTAGGTTCCACTGCCGTCAACGGTGTGGCAACCACGGTCATGCGCTCGGACGCAGCG